AACTTTACCGCAATATGGTATCAACGATATCGCTCGAGTCTCTGCATTTATTGCACAATGCGCTCATGAATCTGGCGGATTTGCGATTATGCAAGAAAATCTTAACTATAGTGCAGATGGCCTGCAAAAGATATTTGGTAAGTATTTTCCTAATCCTCAAATCGCAACCCAATACGCAAGACAACCTGAAAAGATTGCTAATAAAGTGTACGCAAATAGAATGGGTAATGGAGACGAAGCAAGTGGTGAGGGTTGGAAATTTAGAGGCAGAGGCTTAATTCAATTAACAGGTAAACATAATTACACAAAATGTTCTGAAGCATTTTTTGACGATCATACTTTATTAGAACAACCTGATATTCTAGTTCAACCCTACTATGCGTTAAATTCTGCATGCTGGTTCTGGAATGCTAATAATTTAAATGTGCTTGCTGATGCGCAAGATATTAAAATGATGACAAAGAAAATCAATGGTGGATTTATTGGTCTTGAAGATAGACTTAAACACTACAATCACGCAGTGGAAATATTACAGGAATAAGAATGATTTATAATCATGTTAAGGTGAAAGAATTTGAGAAACTGGAACAAGTTACTCGAGAAGATGGAGTAAGATTTTACGCAACACCGAATGGTAAAAAATATCCTTCGGTAACCACTGTTTTATCAGCACATGGTAAACAAGGTCTGATGGAATGGCGTAAAAGAGTAGGTGAAGAACAAGCAAATAAAATTGCAAGTGCAGCTGCAAGACGTGGCACTAAAATGCACTTACATTGTGAGAATTATCTTAATAATGTAAATGTGCTAGATACAATTCCAGTATTTCAAAGAGAATTGTTTGAAAGTATTATTCCATATTTACACAAAATTAACAATGTTCATGTTCAAGAACAAAGATTATATTCCGATCATTTAAGATTGGCGGGGACTGTAGATTGTGTTGCCGAATATGAAGGTCGCTTAGCAATTATAGATTATAAAACGTCTAGTAGACGAAAAGATAAAGATCACATTCATAATTACTTTATGCAATGTGCTGCATATGCAGTTATGTATGAAGAACGAACAGGGGTACCTGTAAGTAAATTAGTTATTATTATGGCAGTTGAAAACGATGATCCGCAAGTATTTGTCGAAAAACGAGATAATTGGGTAACCAAATTATTAGAGTATAGAGATTTATACGAAAAGGACAAACAACTTTTGACTTCTTAAACAAAAGGCGTTATAATAGAGTTATTGCTGTATGAAGCAAAGAGAAACAGATTCTGGAAGCGGGTGCGAATCCCGCCAGGTCCACCATAAAGATTTACCAGCCGAACCGCAAAAGCCAAATTCTTGTTGCGGTAAAGGATGCGAAGGGTGTGTTTGGATTAGTTATTTCGAAGCACACAATCTTTGGAAAAGTCTTTATGATGGGCCTGAAATAGATTCGACAGGGTAAAGAGTACCAGAGTGGACAGCACATCAGAGTAGATGTTAAAACTAAAACAAAGTAAACGCAAACGACTCACAGTTCGCATTAGCAGCCTAAACTCTGCTTAGGGTTTCGATAGGTTTCCTCGTAACAGAATAACCTATCATTTCACAAACACTCATACACACAAGGAGATTAAAATGAGTAATATGACACCGTTCGAAATTAGATTAGAACTTTTAAAAATGGCCAAAGATATGCTTGGTGACGATTACTACGGTAAACGTGAAGTAATATCTAACGATTGGTCTACTAAGGTAGAGACAGCTAAACATGCTGGCCAAACACCTCCGGATCACCCAGGCTTTCCAGCCTACCCCTCAGAAACTGATATTATTGCAAAGGCTCATGTATTGAATGGCTTTGTTTCTAACATTCCTCAAGATAATATAAAGACTATTAGTAAAAAGTAATCTGAAGGCAGGGGGAGAAATCCCCTTGCATAGATAAATGAAAACATATACACAAACATTTTTAGTAGCAGTATCTGCAGTATTGTTGGTATCAATACTAACACAAGTAACAACATCGAAACTACAAAATTTAAAACAACTAAATTTTAACGATACTAAAGCAACGGTTGCAGTTAGAGAACAGCAATTGGATTGTTTGGCAAAAAATATTTACCACGAAGCAAGAAGTGAACCATTCGAAGGTAAAGTCGCAGTGGCTCAAGTAACAATGAATAGAGCAGCAAATGCTGGATTTCCAAACGATATATGTAAAGTTGTATATCAAAAGAACGTAGTGTATGAAAAAGTTATTTGTCAGTTTAGTTGGTACTGCGAAACTTCTACAAAGACAAGACCTATTCACCAATCCGCATATAGAGAATCATATGAGGTAGCTAAGAAAGTATTACTTGAGGGATTCCGATTAGCTGGTCTAACTGAAGCACTTTATTATCACGCAACATACGTTTCACCTGGATGGAAACGACAACAAATCGCACAAATTGGCAATCACATTTTTTACAAATAAATTATGAACTTTAAATACCCCACACTACAAGATGTTATTAATTATTGCAAAACAACATTAACGGTTGCTACTGCAGAAACGATTTCATGGATTGGAATTGTTCTTATTCATGCCGCAACTGTGCCAACAATGATTTCCGTAATGTCTGGACTATCAGATAAGATGCCACCGGTTGATCTTATTTTGTTTATTTGGGCGGGATTATCTATGCTGTTTGTTAGAGCAGTAATACTTAAAGATATTCTTCACGTTGTAACAATCGGTGCAGGTTTTATTATTCACTCAACTCTACTTGCACTTATATTATTTAAATAAAATTATGTCTACATTAAAAGAACAAACACACGAAAAACATAAAGAAGCGGAAACGCAATCATTTATTAAAGAAATCTTTCAGAAGAGAGTTGATAAAAATAAGTATGCGGAATACCTCTATCAACTATACTTAGTATATCATGCAATGGAAAACATTGCAGGTCCAAAATTAGGTGCGTATGAAGGTATCCCTGGCCTTTATAGATCTAAAGCAATCTTTGAAGATTTTCAGGAATTAGCTGTACCAGATAAAACATATACGATTAAAGAATCTACATTAAAGTATATTCAGTATATCATGGACATTACTAAGCATGATGATTTAATTGCACATATGTATGTAAGATACTTAGGTGATTTAAATGGCGGCCAAATTTTTGCTAAGCTTGTTCCTGGTTCAGGCAAAATGTTTCAGTTTGAAAATAAAGAAGAATTAACAGAAAAGTTCCGAGCTAAATTAAAAGACGATATGGGCAAAGAAGCCTGTGTAGGATTTGATTATAACATACAAATTGTTAAGGAATTTAACTAATGTCTTTAGTATGGGATAAAATGATTCCGTTGTCTCAAAATATTCTTGAGACATTGGAACAAACAACAGATGATGAATTAAAATATACCGCAGAACAAGGAAAAGGATATCTTTGGGAAAATTATATTTTTACTTCGAAGAATTATCGCAGAGCCCATGTGGAAATTGTTGATGCGCGCGAAGCAAAAAAGATCTGGGTTATGCACATGACAATTTTTCCAGAGTTTGATGATCCTACTCCAATCTTTGGATTTGATGTAGTGTGCGGAGCTAGCAAAATTACAGGTGCATTCCATGATTTTTCTAAAAACGGAAATTGTGATTTGTATACTTGGTTTATTGATCGTTCATCTAAATTAGAATGGAATAAACCAAGAATATTGCCTGAGTGGGCAACTCAAATTTTTAGTCCCGGAATGATTGCGGCGGGCAATATATCCGAAGAAGAAGAATTGGACAAATTGTCCGATCTAGCTATTGAAAGCTTGCACGTTTACCTTTATAATGTAGGACAAGTAGAAAAAACCGGAGAGTCATATAAAGAGAGATACAACAACTATTGTAAATTTCAAAAGATGAATCCCCACACCCCAGCAATGATGACTACCCTTGGCATAGATCAAACTGTGTTTAGAACCTTTATGGATGAAATTTTATTTCCAGAGATCGAATGACAGAACTTAATTTAAATGAAGTATTGACCGACAGTTTAATTATTACCAAAAGATTCAGATCACAAAATGAATTCTCTTTGTATATTGAAGAAAAGGTCTTATCTGAAAGTATAGGATATATGGATGCAGTAATACAATACTGCAATGAAATTGATATTGATGTTGCGGCCGTTGCCAATCTAATTAATCAATCACTAAAAGATAAGATTCAAAATGAGGCAGAAGAGCAAAACTATATGAGGCCGCGTGGTAAATTACCCCTATGATAATGGATGAATATTCAGTTTATAAAATGTACTTAGCTTTGCGATTACATTTCACAACAGACAATTATGATGTAATTCAACAAAAGGGCAGAGTGAGGGCAAGTCGTCAAGCATATGCTAAGCGTAAAGATTTGTTCTCAATTAGAAAAATTGCAAAAAGCTATTCAGATGAAGAAGTTGCAAATTTTTTAGTAGCAAATTTTGTGTCAGGTGATCGCTGGGGCGGAATGTTTGATTTAGAAGCAGGTCAACGATATAAAGAATGGAAAAAGCGAGTCGAGAGTTTATCCTATAATTTCGAACAAGAATTGGATAATATTATTAATGATTTGGAAGAATCCAATCTAAAAATTGAGGATATTTTTGCGGTGTCAAAAGGTCAGCATCCATATATAATTAAAGCATTCTTACGAAACACAATTAGTATAGAAACTTTAGTGATATTGGAAAGACTAAATAAATTTACCGAGAGGTTTGATCGAGAGATTAGTGACACCGTAGTGTGGCCTGATGTTTCTAGACTTATTAAAAAGTACAAACCTTTTCTTTTAATCGACATGGAAAAATACGATGCAATCTTTAGAAGACGAGTTGGAACTAAAAACGCAAAAGATTAAGCGTTTAGAACAAGATATTTTAATGTTACAAGAATCGCTTTTTACGACTCAGGAATCTTTGAAAGAAACTCAAAGATACTTAATTAAGTTGGCACACAGTCAAATGGAATTAAATAAAAGAATGACGGCTTGGCCTTTCCTAAAGGTTAAAGCTAAGGGTAAAGAAGATGTTTAACTTTAAGGTAGGAGCCTTGATTTTTTAAAATGGAAAAGTTTAAGAAGAACGATTATAATGATCGTGAGAAGAAAATGCGCCGAGTTGAAAAGGGCACACAGAAGATTGACAAGCATCGAAAGATTATATATAATGTAGCATCGTTCAATAAAGACGACGATGCGTTTGATGAGTACCTAGATTATGCATACGCTAATCAAAAATTTAAAAAACGTTAATACTAAAACGAAAAACCATACACCGTTAATACGAAAGGACATACTATGGCATTCACATCACTAGCAGATCTCCGCAAATCACGAGGCGGCTTCGATTCTTTAATGAAAGAAGTTGAAAAGATCGCAAATCCACAATCCGAATCTAACAATAGAAATGACGACCGTTTCTGGCAACCTGAGGTTGACAAAGCGGGTAACGGCTACGCTGTCATTCGCTTCTTAGCTCCTCCTAAGGGCGAAGAACTTCCATGGGTTAGAGTTTGGAATCACGGTTTCCAAGGCCCAACAGGGAAATGGTACATTGAAAATTCACTAACAACTATTGGCAAGACTGATCCTGTATCTGAGTTTAATACTGAGTTATGGAATTCTGGCTCAGAGGCCAATAAAGAAGTTGCTCGAAAACAAAAGCGTAAACTAACTTACTACACAAATATTCTTATCGTTCAGGATTCTAAGCACCCTGAAAATGAAGGCAAAGTATTTTTGTTTAAGTTTGGTAAAAAGATTTTCGACAAAATTAAGGATGTTGCTGAGCCACAGTTCGAGGACGAAAAGCCACTTAATCCGTTCGACTTTTGGGAAGGTGCAAACTTTAAATTAAAAATTCGTAATGTGGAAGGATATCGCAATTACGATAAATCAGAGTTTGATACACCAAGCCCAATTTCCGAGGATGATTCTATTATCGAGAATATTTGGAATAAGCAACATTCTCTTACAGCGTTTCTTGACCCTAAAAACTTCAAGTCATATGACGATCTTAAGAAAAAACTAGACATGGTTCTTTCTGGAGGTACATCTGCAATTAAGAAGGCAGAAGAAGTTACATTGGGTGAAGATGCAAATTATGTGCAACCTGCAACATCTGCAGCACGCCCAGCAGCCGCGCCAAAGGCAGCTCCTACAAAGGAAGTTGACTTTGATGACGATGATGAATCATTGTCATATTTCTCAAAACTAGCGAGCGATGACTAAGCTTGCGACTATTCTTTTTGGAGAAGATAACATGAAATCCCTTATTGTATTTCTAGCCGCAATGGCTATGGCTCATTCAGGTTTTGCAGCAGAGCCTGCAGAAAAGAAAAAAGAGCCAGCAAAGGCTGTAAAGGCAAAGCCTGCAGCACCGACACCTACAGCAACACCGGGTGTTATTAAAATAGAGAAAAAGGAAGGGGCGGCCAAAGAAGAGAAACTTCCAAAGCCAACTGTTAAACGACCTGAAGAGTTAGCTGCCGAAAAAGCTAAGAAGTAAAAAGAAAAGCCCAGTTAATTCTGGGCTTTTTTGTGGCAGCATATGTAGGTTAGTACCGCTTATCTTGCCAACGATCAACTCCGTTTGAATTTGGATATGGTCTTGGAGGAGATGTTACAAATTGTTGGGTACTGTTATCTACAGTTCTATTCGATATCATAGGTGCAAGTATTTGCGACATAGATCCCATAGAATCTTTTAGATCCATATTTACATTTTCTAATTGGTTTAATAAATCTATTTTTTGGTCGCCGGTTGTAGCAGCTTTTAATTGTTTAAGAGTTTCATTTTTAAAACTATTGGCAAGAGTTGATTCTAACGATTGATCTTGTTTTGGCACAACATTTTCTGCAGTTGCAGATGATTGTTTTGTTTCAATATTGGAATAACGATTTAATCTTGCGGTCTCTGCCGCCATTTGGTCTGGCATATCTGCAGTAGGAATACGTTTGTTCAACGTGTCTATATCTGTTTGCAACTTATCTCTATATTCTGCATTAAGCATCGGCCCAGATGTCTTAAGACTTTGTTCTTTTATTCTAATTTGTTCTTTTAAATCTTTAGAAGAACTGGAACTTTCAAAATCAGTATTAGCTATTTTTAATAGAGCTTCTCTTCCACCTAATTTTTCTATATCTCGATTGCTTCCCCCTAAAGCATTTCTTGCTTGTTCAGGAGTCATGCCCGTTTTAACAGGATCGATAGTGGGGGCAACATTTTCTCTAAATGCCGTCTCTGCAGCCTTGCCTGCACCTTTTGACATATTGTTGCCATACTCAGTTTCACCTAAAAATTCACTTGCTTCATACGCACCCAATGCAAGACTAGCCGGACCTAATAATCTTCCACCCAACCCCATTTTTCCTGGAACTTTTCCGCCTGCCGGTGGCACTTTGCCACCTTTGCCTCTGCCTTTGCCTCTGCCTTTGCCTGGGCCGCCATCTAACAATCCTTTTAATCCTAGGGCTTCAAGTATACTAGAAATTATCCCACCACCTTTATTATTGTCTGCTAAACCCTTTAATTTTTTTGCAATTGCTTCTGCCAAAAGTTCTCTATCTCTTTGTTTATCTTCTTCGGTGTTAGGTTCTAACCCTGAACCCGATAATGCAGGTATTGTACTTTTATTATCACCATAGCCAGCTTTTTGCGCAACAATTTTTCGTATTACAACCACTTCCGCAAGTATATTCTTTTCCAATTCTGTATTTTTCATCTTTAGCAATTCATTTTTAAATTGCGATAATGTTAATACTTTATTTTCAGATTTTTCTTCACCTTCTGCCGGTTTTAAATTCATATTAGGTGGCATTGTATTCTTACCCCCTAATATGTATTTTTTTGTTTCGGCAAATGGGGTTATAAATCCTTTTCCGAAGTCTTTAAGATCGCCAACCAGTGTTCTTTGTTTATCTTCCTTATCCTCGGCAGACTCAGAAGATTTTTTAACTTTACCTACTCGTCGTTCTAAAATCTTAGATAAATTATCTATTGATTTTTTTAATGCTTCAATATCTTTATCTTTAGCTGTTGCGGTAAAGGACTGCATTAATGAAGTCATAATACCCGAAGAATTAACTGGTTGTTTAGTTGCCATTATACAGGTCTTCTAACTATTGGTTTGGACGGTGCGTTTCCAAAACTATTATCGACCGAAGCGGGACTCATGCTAAATTCAGTTGTTGTTTCTGTAGTATTAAATGACTGAGAAGATCCGAATGATTGAGTCTGAGGTCCAAAGCCGGTTGATTGTGTTTGGGAGTTAAATCCTCCGCCAGAGAATGACGGTACTGCCGAAGATAGGTTAGGCGTTGGTACCCCACCTGATGAA